AGCAATTGGGAATAATTCTTGTTTAAGTAAATTAACATCACTCAAATCGCCATGTGTAAATGTTTTAATATTAGGATGTGCATTACACACATTATTAAAAAATTGAGTAAATGAATAATATGTTTGCATTATTTAAATTTCTTGTGTTTTAAAACGCCATTTACTTTAGGCGCATACTTCATTATATCATTTGAGACAGTTGAAGTAACGTCGTTTATGCGTGAATTAACCGCCAAATAATGTGCTAGTTTAACTAGATTATTTGATTTAGGTTTATACCCAACATATGATTTATTTTTAGAGAACCCACCCATTAGTATAAGTCTGAGATTTATCTGAATAAACGTTGTTTGATTTACCTGTTGTTTCTAAGTACTGAGGATATGTTGTACTATATGCAATTAAGAATGTTACTAAGCGCTCAGCGTAAAACTGAGACGTTGATAGTTCTTTTTGCATTAAGAAGTCTATATCATTCTTACTTGGTGATGTTGCGTTTTCAGCTGTATTTTTATAAATTGAACCATTACCAAATGTATATGCTAAAAATGGTAGTGCCTCAACCATTGTATAATGTACTAAACAATCTACAATATAGTCATTAACTAATGTTTTATATGCTGCTAAAGTACCATCAGTGTTGATTGTATTATCAGCAATAATAGTTTGAAGATATTCAAACAATACAGTACCTAAAATATTAAGCATGTATTTATCCTGAGCTATTTTAGCGAACGGAATAATTTTATCTGGGTCAACAGCACCATTAAGTGGTGTACGTTTGATCAAGTCATTTCTTGATATGAATATAATGTTTAGTGACATCTTGGTCTATTTTTAATTTGTTATGTCGTCAACAGTAGGACTATCAACATAATTTATATTTGAAGCGTTATTATCAGCCTCACCCGCTGGTGTTAAGTCACCTGGTTGAGGTTGATTATCAGGTTGATTTTCTGGGTTATCAATAATTTCTTGAGCTGCTGTTGCACCTACTTGCTCTGTTAAATCAGCTAATATGTTAAATGGAATCAATGGTTTGAAGTATAAATCATCTCCTGATACACCATTAAATTCTAATATTTCTCTAATTGGATATAATAATTCTTGTTGTAATGGTTTAATTACCATACTGTAGAATATCTCATATGCTATCTTTAATTCATCAGCGTTTGAACTGAATCCAGTAGCTGTTCTAATACCAAATAATAACTGTGATGTAATTCTATGTGCTAACATGATTTTACGAGATGCCTCTTCAGACATAAACTCATAGTGGTCATGTAGATTTTCATTTGGAATAACATCAATAGTTGTTTTTGTTTCTGGATTTTCATTAAATGATAAAATGAATTTACCAGCATTAGTTGTACCTGCAAATTTATCTTTGATTGATGCTTCTAACAGATATTGTTCTTCCATAGCAGGTATACCACTATTAAAGTTCAATATTGTACTTGGCATAAAGTTATTCTGCAAGTTATTGATATGTAGATTAGATACTTCTGATTCTACTTGACAGTATTGTGTTGCTGAATAATAGTCAGGAATACCAAAGTAAAATTTACCTGGTGAATATCTTTTTAACCATATAATTTGAACATCGTCTTCCCATTCATATGATCCAAATGATGGAATACGTGTTGGTTTAATTTTATAATTTTCCCAATCAGTTGAATACCAAAACGCTGGTATTTTACCAAATTCATCTACTTTTTCAGGACGTAATGCATCAATTGGCACATGGTAAAAACCTATAATTTTACTATGATCTTCATTATATGTAACTTGAATACCCGCGTTACCAAATAATTTATAGTCATATATAATTTTAGCAATTTCTTCTTTTGAAGTTAATCTATATAAATAATCTTCTAATTCTGGATTATCTTTTTGAGCACATAGTCCATTACCATACACTAGATCAGTTGTACCATCAACACATGCTTGGTTAGTTGGAGATGATTCATATCGATCAATTAAAGTACGAAAGAAATCATCCTGGCCATCAATGCCAATGTTAATCCATTTTCTTCTTGATGTTGATGTTTCTTGTACTTTAGGAGAGATATAATTCCCTAAAGTGACTACTTTGAAATTAGTTTTATTTGTATTTTCCATTGTTAAAATATTATATATTCTGTTTTACTACCAGTGTATGAGAAGAATGGTATGCTATCAACTAAAATAGCTGATTCTGTGGTTGCTGTTGCTACACCACGGTATAATTCTACACAGTCAAAGCTACTAGTTACACTAGCGCTAAAACTGCTGCTTAATTGATATATTTGAAAGTTGAATTCATTACTACCGCTTAAGTAACTGCTGTAGCTAGCCGTGACAGATAAAAAGTCATTGCTATTAATAGACGCGGTTGGGTATATGGTAAATGTACGATTCGTTTGAGAATTAGTCCAATACATTGCTACTCTAAATGGTACCAATGAACTAGATATTGAATTGCATCTAACTTGAAACGACTGTACGCTGCCTGTCGGTAATAAATTAATCATGGTATTATAACCAACAAATTAATTTTTATTCGATTAAAAAAGGGCATCCCTGTGAGAGGATGCCCAATGGTAAGATGTGTCCCAAGTAGGGTCGGGACTATCTTATAGTTTTATGAATTAGATCCGTAAACAACAGTTGGAGCGTTGCTCACACCTGCGAACGGATTAGCTAATGTTGAACCAGTTAAGTAGTTAGCTGGAAGTGCTTCATTACCAGTAAATACAGCTGTGTAACCATATAAGTCACCGTATGCTGTTCCTGTTGTAATTGTACCACCTGTCATGTCAGCGCCTTCGTTTTTACCTACTAAAAAAGCATTACCGCTTCTATCAGCAATAACGATCTTTGGACGACCGTATGCCAATAATTTGAATTGGTTTGTTTGTTCAGCTGATAATTTCTTCAATTGCAAGCTTAATGCTTGAGAGAAGAACGTTGTACCATTCTCACGACTTGTATTTACTGTTTCAGTATATCCGTTTGTACCTTTTAATTGGTACAAATAAGCTGTAGTTCCTGATGGAAATGCAGTAACTGAATCTGTAGCGTTCAAAGTGAAGCTACCAGTACTAAAGTTAAGAAAGTACACGGCGTTAAGACCAGCTATGCTGTCTTTACAAGGTTCATTTCTTCCTAATGAAATATCACATGCCATGTTGTTAAAATTTTATTTGTTTGATTTAATTGGGTTAAAATATGGGTTACTCCTTTCTACAGTTTCACCCTTATTTTATATATTCTTATTAGATAGCTCTACCGTAGTAAACGATATCTGAAGCGATACCAATTTGAACTGCGGCTGTGTATCTCATGATAACGCGAACGTTTTGAGAACCATCCAAATCACCCATATCTAAAATCTTAACTTCATTTCTGTCATCTAATAAACCAGTACCGAAGTATAAGTTTGATTTTTGAGCAGCGATGATAGTGTTAGAAGGCATACCTGGACAGAATGCCAAAGGAATACCTTGGAAATCTAATGGCTTTTGACCAATTACTGTTTGATTCAAATAACCAGTACCGATGTTACCAACGGCTGTTTGGTAAGCTTTAACTACGTTTGTTGGAACATAGATAGCTAAATCTTCTTTACCATATACTGAGTTAGGGATAGCATCTACTACTCTTTGTAATTCTGCAACTACGTTAGAGCTAGATACTTGAGCTGCGCCAAATACTTGAATTGCACCTGTACCTGAACCAGATACTAAGTTAACAAATCCAGCGAATTGACCAGATGCAGCGTTTGAACCAGACCAGATGTTAGTTTCTAATGCTTGAGCAACTTGACCAGCAGCTTGAGCGATTAAGAAATCTGTGAATGTTGGAGGTAAGTTATCGTAAACGGAAATTCCCATTTCGATAGCTTCCCAATCTGAACGGAAATCCTTCTTACATAATTGTAAGTTAACTTGGAATTCTTCAGGTTGTAAAATTTTCTCGTTTAATGTTACTGTAGATGTAGGTGTGAAATCACAAGCCGCATCGAAGATTAATTGAGTGTTAGAGAACGTTTTGATAACGTCTTTGTACTTGATATTTGGTTTAATTGTAACCAATTCTTTATCAAGAGTAGGGGCAGCTAATAACGCAGCAGCTATGTATTTACCAGAGAACTGACCTGCGTAGGTAGTGGTGATTGAAGTTGATGTTGGCATTTCTTCTTTGTTTTATTTTTAATTAATTGTTATTATGGGCTTATTTAGCCATTCTGTTTAATACCGCTTGGAAAGAACCACCGTTCTTTACCTTGAATAAACCTTGTAATTCTACTTTTTCAGAAGCAGGAGCACCGGTTAATTTCTTATTTGACATCATTTGCTTTTTAGGCATTACTTTCATTTCTTCAGAAGAATCATCTCCTTTCATTGAAGCGAATAAATTAGCGATGTCGTCGCGTAATTGCTTAATTTGAGCATCCATAGCGTCTAAGCGAGATGAATCGCCTTCTGCCATTTGAATCTCATCTTCAGCTACTTTACCGATTTCTTTTTCTGCTTTTTTCTTTTCAGAAGCAGGTTCATTGGCTTGTTCATCATCAGATGATACTACAGCCATTCTTACGTCTTCAATATCTGGTACCATTTCATCTCTGAAATTTGGTGCTGGATCGATGACTACTTTTTTAACATTTTCCATTTGTAATTTGTTTAAATTTGTTTCAGGGGGTGTACTGTACTTGTTGAGATCATTTTGAGGAATGACATTTTGTTGACCCATGTCATTTAATTCCAAAAATTGAATTGCTCCGTCTTGAACAATCATTTGGAATTTTTTAGCACCATTGATGCTAGGTAAAAATACTTCAAATTTACCATCTTCCATTTGACGTCTAGATCCGCTCTTATCAATAAAATAAACTGGTTGACCTACACTAAAATCAGCAGCAGCAACTGTATCGCCATCACCTAATTTTGCATAGACGTCACCGCCTAATTTTACTTGTTTCTCAACACCTAACAATCCCATCACTTTGTTTAAAATGCTTTGTGCATCCATGTTACGTGATTATTTAATTGTGATTATAACTTTGTGTTTAATTTTTATTCGATTTGTGAATATCTGATCTTATAATGATCCGCTGATACCAAATAGCCCTGTACTCATTACTGGTACAACTGGCATCAATGATGCGCTGATATAATAAAATTGTGATCCACTTGCATAATATCCAGCAGGTGCTGATACTGATGCTTGTTCATTTAAGTACAATAATGTTGTTCCTTGACTAAACTGTGCTGAACTTGATATACTAGCTCCAGTGTAGTATGAACTTGTTTCATTAGCTGCTAATGAAGCTGATACAAAAGGTATAGCTGCTGCTGTTGATCCTGTATTATATGCAAAAGTAAATTCAAATGAACTAGATGCTACAGCGATTGATGATGTTGGATTACCTTGATAAACCGCTCCACCATTACCACCAATACCATTATCAAACATCAATAACGGAGTTACTGTTGAATTTGAAGAGAATATTTGCGTTACAGCGATTGGTACAACTACACCTTGAGGTAAGTATACTGATCCTGTTTCACCATTAGCGAATTTTACTTTTACAGTACCCGCTACTGCTGATACCATAGCGTTAGCTATTTCTGGATATCCTAAACCTAATAATGATCCTGTAGGACTATCGCTTAGGAATGATCCTGATCTTACATTATATGCGCTTGTGCTTTGGCCCCATCCTGTTGGGTTAGTTAAAAATGCCATGTCTTATTTATTTTTTAATTGTTATTATAACAATGTGTTATATTATTAGTTTACTTGTTACCGTTGTCTGTTGATAAGCCTGTGTTTGTATAATGTGTTAAACAAGTATATTCAGGTTTTGGTTTAGACATGAATTGTTTGCGCCAGTCTTTATCTCCAGTTAATTGAACATTAAGTTGTTGATAACAAATAGCAGCTGCTTGTTCTTTAGTATATTCGTCTATTAAATTCGATATACAATCGCCTATAAACGTTTCTTCTGATTGGCCTTGCTTGCGCTTAGGTATTGGCATATATTATATTGTAGTTGTTTAAATCGCT